ATGAGATATCCTTTTAATGCTCCTGACTTGCGTGTGCTTGTTGATTTAACATCGACTAATAATATTTCTCCGTGCTCATTGATACCGATAAGATCGCATGGACCCAGACGCGAGAAATTATCGAAGACAAAGTAACCTTGATCCGATAGAAATTTAATTGCTTGGATGTGCGATATGAAACCTTTTTGATGTTTTCTATTCACTTGATTAATATACCATCAGTGATGATACGTGTCACGTGGTCCGTGGTCACCGTACACTACTTACACCTTTTCCCACCCCTTTTAAAAAAAAATTTTTTAAAAATGAAATATAAGTGTCAGGTGTGTCAGGTAAGCAAATTAATCGTTTGTTTAAGCCATAAACTACCTTACACTTGTCAGTTTTTAGTAGTGTACGCCTGACACTAGTAGTGTCATGTAAAAACATTGATTGGCAGAAAACAGCCATTTTGTTCTTTGCACCACGAGAAAAATAATTTATACATTGATTTATAAAGAGGGTCAGAAATAGTGTATTATGGTTAAAATAATTGATGGAAGAAAATCACGTAAGCTAACACCAATGCAATTGCGTTTTGTTTATGAGTTCTGCACCAAAACATTAATGGGTTTGCAATCTGCATCTGAGTCTGCGCGCAAGGCAGGATACTCTGACTCTGCAGCTAGGAGATCTGCTTGGGAGTTACAAGATCCAAAGAAATATCCATTAGTGGCTGAGGCCATTTATGATATGAAAAAAGAATTAGCAGATAAGTATTCTGTTAATATGGATAAGCATGTTGCAAGACTTGATGATCTCAGTAAAAAAGCTGAGGAAGAAAAACATTACGCTGCAGCAATTAATGCTGAGGCTTTAAGAGGTAAGGCTGCAGGATTGTATGATCCAACAATAAGAATGGAGAGCGCTGTTGAGAACTTACCGCGCGAGCAACTATTGCAAAAGTTAAATGAACTACAACGCAAAGGAATTCCAATTGTTAATGAAGAGAATGTCATTGAACAAGAACAGACTAAGCCTGAACCAAAACTAATTGAGCACGAGGATTAAGTACTGTTAGGTGTAAACATAAGTGTTTCAAGACACCACGTTTCAACATGCACTGCAGAGTATCCTCTTTGTAAGGCTCCTTCAATTGATTGGTTCTCAACATATATTCTTTTTGTTTCACATGTTTGCTCATCTATAAATAGTTCTCCACTATATTTTACACTTGGCCAACCTTGTAATGACATTGCTGTAACGAGTAACCAAACCTTAATCATGCGTATCTGTGCTTTTTAAAAAAATAATCATACTAATTTTGTAACATGAAAGAGTCATACTTTGTTAAATTAATAAAGAAAAAGCTTACTATTTATAACTGGTTGCGCATTGAGACTACAACCCTTCATGGGTTCCCTGATATGATTGGAGTTGCTCCACGTTTAGATACGATCTTCATTGAGGCTAAAGTTGCAACTGGTAACAAGATCAAGTTGAGCCCACATCAAATAGCAATGAACATTAAACTGTGGAAAGAGACTGGAGGATGTAATTACATATTGGTTTATCAAAAACACGCGAAGCACCTTCCCCCAGACACGATAAATCTGTATGAGGGAAGGTTATCGCTAGATCTCTCACGAAACGGTGTACTCGAACCGCCAACGAGGGAAGGTTGGGATACTATATCTAGATATCTGCAGGCGGTTCACGGTTCGCGCCCCAAAAAACCTAAGTAATCCGCCAATTATAAAGCACGATAACTTTTATTTTCGTACCTTATAATTTGACTTAGCTAATAAACCGCAGAACTCTGGGCTTTTTTCGTTTTTGGCGGTTTACCGTGACGCGCAACGGTAACATTGCTTAGGGTACCTGTGGATCATATCAAAAATGGCGGTTTTCCGCGGTTAATGGGCCCCTTAAAATTGGCCGTGATCTGTGCGCGGAGAGAACTAGGGCCATGTTTCAAATTTTCAGCCACCAATTTTTCATATGAAACACTTTTTTATAGGGTATACCCCTTTTTTTTAGTATAAAGAGGGTAGGAGTCCCAATGGATCAAGAAAATAATAAATTTGAAAAGTATTCGGACGAAGAATTAAGGCTTTTATTAGCAATTGCGATGCAGGATGATGCAGCTAAAGCAAAAGATAGCTTTATGCACTTTGTTAAAATGGTTTGGCCCGAATTTATTGATGGATATCACCACAATGTAATGGCTAAAAAATTTGAAGACATAGCTTCTGGCAAGTTAAAGCGATTAATTGTTAATATGCCACCAAGACACACTAAATCAGAATTTGCTTCGTACTTATTTCCAGCTTGGTTAATGGGTAAGAAACCAAAAACAAAGATAATCCAAGCAACTCACACAGCAGAGCTCTCATATAGGTTTGGTAGAAAAATGCGTAACCTTATGGACGACGAAGGATACAAGAAAATATTTAAAGATGTTCGATTACGTGCAGATAGTAAAGCATCGGGACGTTGGGAAACAAATCATGCAGGAGAATATTTTGGAGCTGGTATCGGTGGTGCTATTACTGGACGTGGTGCAGATCTATTGATCATTGATGACCCTCATTCAGAGCAAAGCATCAGTGAAACTAATTTTGATAATGCATTTGAGTGGTATATGTCAGGACCAAGGCAACGTTTACAACCAGGTGGAGCTATAGTTGTCGTAATGACACGTTGGTCGGAGCGCGACTTGACGGGTCGTTTAATAAAACAACAAGCAGAAACTAAAGCGGACCAATGGGAGGTAGTAGAATTCCCTGCTTTACTTCCAAGTGGTAAACCTATTTGGCCCGAGTACTGGAAACAACAAGAATTAGAGTCTATCAAATCAAACTTACCTGTTATGTCGTGGGAAGCGCAATATCAACAACAACCAACGTCTCAAGAAGGAGCGATTATAAAACGTGAATGGTGGAAGATGTGGGAAAAAGAAGATATGCCTGAACTTGTTCACATTATACAAAGTTATGACACCGCTTTTAGTAAAAAAGAAAAAGCCGATTTTAGTGCGATTAGTACATGGGGAATTTTTAAAGCAGGATATAATCAGGATCAAATTATATTATTAGATTGTATCAAAGAGCGTTGGGAATTTCCTGAGTTAAAAAAGATTGCTTTAGAACAATACGAGTATTGGGAACCAGAAACAATTATTGTTGAAGCTAAAGCAAGTGGTATGCCCTTAATACAAGAACTTAGACAAGTAGGAATTCCTGTGGTAAGTTATTCGCCGTCACGTGGTAACGATAAGTTAACAAGAGTAAATTCTGTTTCGCCTATTTTTGAATCAGGGCAAGTGTGGGCTCCTGAAGGAAAAAAATTTGCGGAAGAAATGATTGAAGAATGCGCCGCATTTCCTTATGGTGAGCATGATGATTTAGTTGATAGTATGACGCAAGCATTGATGCGTTATCGTCAAGGTAATTTTATTGCGCTGAAGGATGATTATGAAGACCCGATTAAACCACTCTACGAACAACAACCCGAGTATTATTAAATGGTAGTCCAAGCTGCAGTACCTCTAACGGTTATCGCAACGCAGATGGGGATGTCTGTTCCTGCTGTTATTGAATATTTTAAAGGGCAAAATATAGATCTTTCAGGTTATGGTTCTAATGATTTAATAGATCTTGAAACTATATTTCCCAAAACTGAATCAGAACGAATTAAAGAATACAGAACATACGGAGACAGTTTTTATAATGCACCTCCCGTGGTTGGCGATACGTCCTTAGATAATATTGTTTTACAAACAAAAAAAGATGATGATGAAAAAATAACAACAATAGATCAAGAAGGAAACGTGTTACCTGATCTTCCCGATCAAATGCCCGATCCTAATGATGATGGACCAAAGATAGATATTAATTGGAAAAGATTAGCTGAAGTTTTAATGGAAGAAGCGGTGGATCAAACAGTCACCAAACTTGAAGATAAGTTTATAGATATTCAAAAGAAAAAAAAGAAAGGTGTTAATTTTGCTCCTGAAAAAACGGATAACATTACACGACTACACAAACTGCGATTACAAAATATTATTGATGGTAAGACGGATACATATCCAGGTGGCCCACAAAACGATCGTATAGTTTTAAATGGTCCCGAAGGATCTAATCTACCTCCTATTGCTATAGGCAACATTAATTTTGAAGATTGGACAAATAAAATTACATTAAGCGATGAAGAAATTTTTAATCAAAAAGATTGGTATAAAAAAGTATATGAAAGTTTTGATGTTGTTACTGGAGGAGATAAAGATCTTCGTGATAAAGTAGCAAGAGCATGGTTATCAGGACAAATTAACGAGTCTCCCACAAATGCTTTAACCAATGTTTTATATATTTATGAGCAATACAAAAGAGGTGTGCCGTTTGATGAGGTAAAAGGAAAAGGTCTTCCTGCACCAACAAATAATATTAAAAGTATTATTTATGGAAGAGATATTGAAAGTGGTATTGGTCCAAAGATTGCTGATTTTATTGATGCGGGCGAAGGTTTAGAAACGCGTTCCATTATGAATAATGACAAGGCAGGCGGTTCGCCGTTCGTGGTCGACGTTCATACAGCAAGAGATACAGGAATGGTAGATCCTACCTACTTAAATAAACTTCGAGAACTTGGTTACATTGTTCCAGAAAATATTAAAACTGATTTTGGTGCGGGCGGTATAGCAGGAACTAAATATGAAAACAGATCTTTATTTGGTCAAGATCTTACAAAGTATTTAAATGATATAAACTGGAAAGGTAAGAACGATTGGATCCCTGCAGAAATTCAAGCGATTGGTTGGATGAACCTAACAAAGATGTATGGTGAATTAGGGACCAGTGGAGATATTGATATGGCTCTTAATAGAAACTTGCGTCGTCTTTCTATGGAAGTCGATCCTGGTGAAGGTTCTCCGTGGTTCGTGGAATACGGAGAAAAATATAATGCTTTACCTGATGATAAAAAATTTATAGTGAACGAAGAAGTGACAGCTAAAGCAATTGAATATGTTAAAGAACTTACAGGTGTTGATTTTAGTGGAACTGTTCATGGTACAGGTGGTTGGGAATTATATCAAAATCCATCAACCGTGCAACAAGCCTACATGTCAAAAGAAACCGCAAAAGACGCGGCAGCTAAACTTGCTTACATGCTTAATCAAACAGAGGTATGGGTTAATACTGCAAAAGAGCTAACAAAGAATCCTAATCATTTTTCTTTAGATATTGTTGAAGATGGTTCAGAAAATCTACGTGATAGTGATACGTTAAAATCTTTATTTGAAAGAATTATAAACGCGGATCCTAATGGTTTATTTCGTGGTTATCAACCTATAATAGTAGACGGAAATGCAGGAATTCGTATAATTATAGACAAAGAAGCAATTAAAAATTCTCCTTTAAAAAAAGCAGATATACTACCTTATATTCAAGAATTTACTCAAAATCAGCTTAATGATATTACAAATGATTTGAATTTAGATGCTAATACGTATATATCTGAAATAGAATTAGAGAAACTAGTTAACAATTGGAAAAAGGATAAACAAGGTGGCGGTTTTAAAAACAACTTTAGTGACGACTCCTCAACAACTTCCGAAGGTGGAGGCAGGCCAAACATCTATAATTATGCAGAACAACTTACGAAGTTCTTCGCAAAAATCCTCCAAAGAGAATTCACAAGCATCGAAGACACAACCAAAAAAATAACGAAGAAAAAATTAGGTGGTTCTATTGAAATACCTACATTTCATTTTGGTGGCTTTATAGACATTAATAGGTTATAAAAAATTATGGCTGATAATATAGATCAAAAAATACAATCTGTTGTTGGTGAAACAATCGAAGAAGCAATTCAAAATGAAGAACCAGTAGAGATTGAAGTAGTTACGGAGGAAACAATTGTTTCTGATGAACCAGAAATAGAAGAAGATTTTTATGCTAACTTAGCAGAAAATATGGATGACAATGAACTAGGAATAATTTCTAGTGATTTGGTGGCTGATTTTGAAAATGACAAATCATCAAGAGATGAATGGGCTACAACATATACAAAAGGATTAGATCTCCTTGGTGTAAAGTTTCAAGAAAGAACAAGACCGTTTCGCGGTGCGAGTTCCGTGACACATCCTTTATTAGCGGAAGCAGTTACACAATTTAGTTCTACTGCCTTTAAAGAAATGATGCCGTCTGATGGCCCTGTTCGAACACGTGTTATAGGAAAAGAAGATGTTGAAGTGTATCAACAAGCGCAACGCGTAAAAGAATTTATGAATTATCAAATTACTAATGTGATGGAAGAGTATACACCTGAGCTTGATCAAATGTTATTTTATCTACCACTGAGTGGTTCTACATTTAAAAAAGTATATTACGATGGACAACTAGGAAGAGCTGTTTCTAAATTTATACCAGCTGAAGATCTTATTGTCCCATATAGCGCAAGTGATTTAGATTCATGTGAGCGTATTACTCATGTTGTTAAATTAACAGAGAACGATGTACGTAAAAAACAAGTAGCAGGTTTTTATAGAGATATAGATATTAACCCTGCACCTCCTGAAACATCAACATACAGTACAGGAAATATTCAAAGCACTATTAGTAACTTA